AAATTGGAATAAAGGTTCACTTGAATTAGAAAATGGTTCAAAGATACTTGCAGCTGCAACATCAAGTTCTGCTATTCGAGGTGGTTCATTTAACATAATATTCCTTGACGAGTTTGCTTTCATACCTAATAATATATCTGAACAATTTTTTAGTTCAGTATATCCTACAATTTCTTCTGGTAAATCTTCTAAAGTTATGATAGTATCTACACCACATGGAATGAATATGTTTTATAAACTATGGAATGACGCAATACATGGAAGAAATGATTATAAACCTATTGAAGTACATTGGTCAGAGGTGCCAGGTAGAGATGATAAGTGGAAAGAAGAAACTATAAGAAACACAAGTGAAGCACAATTTGCTACCGAGTTTGAATGTGAGTTTGTAGGATCAGTTGACACACTAATTAATCCATCTAAATTAAGAATGTTATCACACACTACACCATTAGTTTCAAACGCAGGTTTTGATATGTATGAACGAGCAGAAAAAGGTAAAGACTATGTTATGACAGTTGACGTTGCACGTGGTACTGTAAGAGATTATTCAGCCTTTACTGTATTTGATGTTTCAAAAATGCCATATAAGATGGTTGCAAAGTTTAGAGATAATGAAATTAAACCTATATTGTTTCCACATACAATAGAAAAAGTAGCAAGAGAATATAATAATGCTCACGTGTGTGTTGAAGTAAATGATTTAGGTCATCAAATAGCGGACGCTTTACAGTTTGAATTAGAATATACAAATCTATTAATGTGTATGATGAAAGGTCGTGCAGGACAAATACTAGGTGGTGGCTTTTCTAAAAGAGGAACACAGTTAGGTGTACGTATGACAAAACAAGTAAAACGTATTGGATGTTCTAACTTAAAATCTTTACTTGAAGGTGACAAAATAATAATACCTGACTTTCATACTATACAAGAATTGTCAACATTTGTAAGACGTGGTAGTGGTTGGCAAGCTGAAGAAGGTTCTAATGATGATTTAGTTATGTGTTGCGTTATATTTGCATGGATCACAAATCAAAGATATTTTAAAGAAATGACAGACCAAGATGTACGTGCTAGAATGTACGAAGAGCAACAAAACGCAATAGAACAAGACATGGCACCTTTTGGGTTTATGAATGATGGTTTAGATGATGATAGTTTTCAGGACGATTCAGGAGAAAGATGGACTCCAGTGACCGTGCGAAAAGGTGAGATATTATAAATATAAACGAGATTAATGATACTTATTAGCTAATAAGAGGAGAACAACACATATGGCATTTCAAGTTTCACCAGGTGTTCTCGTACAAGAGAAAGACTTAACAAACGTAATACCAGCAGTAGCTACAACGATCGGTGCTATTGCAGGACAATTTTCACAAGGACCAATGGATGAAATTATATCTATTAGTTCTGAAAAAGAATTGGTTGAAACGTTTGGTAAACCTAACTCTACAAACTTTGAATACTTTTTTAGTGCTGCAAGTTTCTTACAGTACTCAGCAAGTTTAAGAGTTATACGAGCAACAAATTCAAGTGCATTTAACGCTACGTCAGGTGGCGGTGGTGCAACACTAATTAAAAATAATTCAGATTATGAAGATGGGTTTACACCCGATGGTTTATGGGCTGCAAAAACAGCAGGAGCTTGGGGTAATAACCTAAAAGTTTCTATCTGTCCAAACACAGCATCAGCATATGAAAATACTACAGCAACAACTGTAGATGATGCTTCAACAGCAGTTGGAGATACTACAATAACAGTTACTGACGGATCAGGATTAAACGTAGGCGACATTATAAACTTTGGAGAAAGTGGTGGTTATGAATATAGAATCACTGCTATTTCTACTAATGACTTAACAATAGTAAGACATCCATCAGGTACAGGCGGTTTACATACTGCTGTAGTTAACGCTTCAACAGTAAGAAGAAGATGGAGATACTATGATTTAGTATCAAGTGCTCCAGGAACATCAGCATACACTTCAGCAAGAGGTGGATCAAATGATGAAATACACGTTGTAGTAATAGATGAAGACGGTGGTATCACAGGTACTGCTGGAGAAGTATTAGAAGTTTACGATTCAGTATCAGTAGCTTCTGACGCTAAAACACCACAAGGTGATTCAAACTATTACAAAGATGTAATTTATAATAAATCACAATACATTTATTGGACAGCACACGAGTCAACTGGTGCAGCTGGTAATTGGGGTGATCCTGCGTTAGGAATAACATTTACTTCAGTTTCAGCAATCAATGACGCTAGTTTATCTGGCGGTGTAGACGGTTCAGCAGTTACAACAGCTGAATTAAAAACTGCATATGAAAGATACCAAGACGCTGATACTGTAGATGTAAACTTAATCATTGCTGGAAAAGGTGACGCTACTCACATAGATAACCTTATTACAGTTGCTGAAAATAGAAAAGACGCAATCGTTTTTGCTTCACCTGAATATACAGATGTGGTTGGTGTTACAAATTCAACAACACAAACAAGTAACGTTAAGTCTTTCTTTGATGGTATTAGATCATCTTCATACGTTGTATTTGATAGTGGTTACAAATACACTTACGACAAATACAATGATGTGTTTAGATATGTACCATTAAATGGTGATATTGCTGGTTTAGCTGCAAGAACAGACTTAATCGCAGACTCATGGTTCTCTCCTGCTGGTTTCAACAGAGGAGTTATTAGAGGTGCTGTTAAGTTAGCATACAACCCATCAAAAACACAAAGAGATGAGTTATACAGAGCTAGAATTAATCCAGTTGTAACATTACCAGGACAAGGAACATTATTGTTTGGTGATAAAACAGGATTATCTACTCCAAGTGCGTTTGATAGAATAAATGTTAGAAGATTGTTTATCACTTTAGAGAAGGCAATCTCAACTGCTTCTAAATTTCAACTATTTGAATTTAATGATGAGTTTACAAGAGCTCAATTTAGAAACATAGTTGAACCATTCCTAAGAGATGTACAAGGTAGAAGAGGTGTTACAGACTTTTTAGTAGTTTGTGATGCATCAAATAATACTGCTGATGTCATTGATAGAAATGAGTTTAGAGCTGACATCTTTGTCAAACCTAACAGATCAATTAACTTTATACAACTACAATTCGTTGCGACAAGATCAGGTGTTGCTTTTGAAGAAGTAGTAGGAGCGTAGGAGGAAAATATGCCAAATATAAATGACTTTAAAGCTAAGTTAAGAGGCGGCGGCGCTCGTGCTAATCAATTCAGAGTAACAATGCCTTTCCCTGGATATGCAGCTATAGGTGGGGAGACTGAAACAATGTCTTTCTTAACTACATCAACATCTTTACCAGGTATGACAGTAGGAGAAGTTGCTATTCCATTTAGAGGAAGAGAGTTATATGTTGCAGGTGATAGAACCTTTGCAACTTGGACAACTACAATTTTAAATGATACAGACTTCTTAATTCGTAATGCATACGAAAGATGGTTGAACGGTATTAACAATATGTCAGATAACGAAGGATTAACAAATCCTATTGATTATCAAGTTGATGCATTTGTTGATCAATTAGACCGAAATGGCAACGTGATTAAATCATACACATTTAGAGGAATGTTTCCAACAACTTTGGATGATATTGCTTTAGATTATGGTACTAATAATACAGTAGAATCATTTACTGCAACGCATAGATACCAATACTTTGAAACAAATACTACTACTTAATACTTTTATAAGTATTAATAGTAATAGGAGAAATTAAATTATGGCTGAACTGTTTGGGTTTAAGATAGAGCGTTTAAAAGAACCCTCTACCGATCCAAGACAAAATATAGTTCCACCTCAAGCGGAAGACGGTACACAAACCGTCCCCGCTGGTGGGTTTTTTGCGTCTTATGGAGGTTTTGATGCTACGGCACGAAACGAATTAGATTTAATAAGAAGATATAGAGAAGTTGCATTGCATCCAGAGTGTGATCTTGCAATAGAAGATATAGTATCTGAAGCAATTGTATCAAATGAAAATCAACAATCTGTACAATTGGATTTAAGTAAAATAGATTATTCAGATTCTATTAAGAAAAGAATTAGAGAGTCTTTTTCTGAAGTGTTAAAGTTATTAAACTTTGACATTAAAGGCCACGACATCTTTAGAAGATGGTATGTGGATGGTAGATTATACTATCATAAAATTATTGATAAAGACTCACCACGACTAGGAATTACTGAAGTAAGATATATTGATCCTAGAAAAATTAAAAAAATAAGAGAAATTAGAAAACAAAGAACAGATGGAATGCCATCATCTTTTGCATTTGAAAATAAGTTTTCAGAATATTATATTTTCAATGAAAGAGGAATACATCCAACTGCTACATCTAACGCAGGTGGATTAAGAATAGCAACAGACGCTATTTCTTATTGTCCATCGGGTCTGATAGATCAAACACAAAATCAAGTACTATCATATTTACACAAAGCAATTAAACCAGTAAATCAATTAAGAATGATTGAAGACGCTGTTGTTATTTACAGAATTGCTCGTGCACCTGAAAGAAGAATATTCTATATTGATGTAGGTAATTTACCTAAGATCAAAGCTGAACAATATTTGAGAGATGTTATGGCTAGATATAGAAACAAACTTGTGTATGATGCAAGTACAGGTGAAATTAAAGATGATAGAAATCAAATGAGTATGTTAGAAGACTTTTGGTTACCTCGTAGAGAAGGTGGGAGAGGAACTGAAATTACTACATTACCAGGTGGTCAAAACTTAGGTGAGATACAGGATATAGAATACTTCCAAAAGAAACTATATCGTTCTCTTAATATACCTATTAGTAGATTAGAAGGTGGTCAAGGTTTTAATCTTGGTCGAGCTGCAGAAATTAGTAGAGATGAAGTTAAGTTTACTAAATTTGTAGGTCGTTTAAGAAAGAAATTCTGTATGTTATTCCACGACCTTTTAAAAACACAATTAATTTTAAAAGGTATTATTGCACCTGAAGAATGGGATTCAATGATGGGAGATATTACATATAACTTCTTACAAGATGGATACTTTGCTGAATTAAAACACACAGAAATGATGAAAGAAAGAATTGGACTTGCACAACAATTAGAAGGTTATGTTGGTAAATATTTCTCTAATGAATATATTAGAACAAAAATATTAAAACAAAATGAACAAGAAATTGATGAAATAGATGCCCAAATTGCAAGCGAAGGTTCAGAAAGTCAACCAGAAGAAAACACAGCCGTTACGCCTGAACAAGAAACGAATGGCAGTGAAAAAGAAAAAGTATAAAACCACTAAAGAACCATACACTGGTTGGAGTGGTATAGTATAGGAGATAAATATAATTATGAGTAGAGAAAATATTAATAAATTCGTTAATTCACTTGAAACAGGAGATAACAAACAAGCAGGAGATGATCTAAAAAATGCTCTTGCTGATAAAGTTAGTTCTGCTTTAGATGATGCTAAAACTGATGTGGCAAGATCAATGTTTACAGGACAAGTAGGTGTAGATGCACCAGAAGCTAATCCTTTTTCTGGAAACGATATTGAAGCTGAAACACCAGAGGTAGCAAGTGATGAAGTGGCTCAGTAGTTTTATAAAAGACAATATAACTGAAGCAAACGATTACAAACGTACTAGACAGTACAATAAACTTACGCCTAAAATGAAGCGTGCTGTAGATATGATTTTTAGAGCTGCAGACAAAGACGCTGATGTCATTGCAAACTTTGAAAAGAATATAGATACAGCTGCAAAACAGTATGGTGTAAACAAACAAGATTTAATGAATTACTTTAATAAAGAAACATTAACAATTTTAAGGAAGTAATATGGCGTGGGTAACAGTACCAGGTACAAACGGTATATGGGAATACGAAAATACTGCTACAATAGTAAATACGTATCCTGATTCAGCTGATGGCGCAAACTCAACTATCACTAATGGTATTAGAAGTTGGATAAGACCTGGAACTAGTGAAACATTGCAATGTTATATTAGATGTAGAACAGTTGCAGATTCAGTTGAAAGAGGAGAGTTATACAAAGGATATTATGATCAACAATTTTCATCTGGTGGTGGATTAGATACTATTGAAGATTCCGTATCAGACGCAGCTACAACTCTACAAATTTGGTTTGACGCTTCTTCAGGTGGA